GGCAGTTTTAAATTCAAGCAAGTAAGTTTCTTTAGGATCTAAACCTGGTAAGTTCTTAGCCAAGCCATCAATGTGACCGCTAACGTGTCCACCCAAAGCATTGGCTTCAAACTGTTTGCCATCTTTGGTTTTGTCATAGATCTTGGCGCCTTCAATTTGACGCATCTTATCTATCAAATGGTCCTCAACTACATTACCCAGATCTAACAACCTAGAAACTCTAGGCTCTATATCAACTGGCATACACCATCTAAAGTTGAACCATAACATGCGATCGTTTTCAGAACCGATCTGACTGACTCCTAGATAATATCTAGGCTTAAATTTTTCCCTGACCTCTATGTCATCAAAAGCTTGGTTGATGTTCATAGCCTTATGAGTTGGTTATCCTTGTTTCTGATACCGACAATGTTTTCATATTTGCCCTCTCTCTGTAATATAACTTCTTGTATTGTGTCAAATGCACCATTATTTATCAACTCTGTTGCCATCCATGGTTCATTGGGTGCTTTCCATTTGGGCGCAATCTTGCGCCATTTACTAACTGCCATGTGGTGTGCTTTGGGGTGGCCAAACATTAGTGGTAATTTTTTAGGAAAGAACTCGTCTTTCAATGTAAAGATAACTGAACAGTAATCGTTATCGTTCTTGGACTTTTTGGTAACAGCAAATATGTCTGACACTTTTTTGGCGCGAGGTTTTGCTTTCTCCCTTTCATCAGACAACACAGCCTGACGTTCTGCTTTGGTTCTCTTGGCTGCTTCTTTTTCTTTGGCTGTATATAAAGACTTGGTTTCAGCAGGCTTGAAACTTTCCTCACACTCAACACACTTGGTTGCGCTAGGACTATTGATGGCATTGCAGTTGGCGCAAATCTTGGGACGATAACGAGCCGAGCGATCCTCTGGACATACTTCATCGAGACAGCCATGGCGCGCTACATTCTCACCATAGTCTAGAAGCAAACAGTTTTCTTTCCCTGGGTGTAAACGCATACCTCGTCCACACATTTGCACATAAAGTCCTGCACTTTGTGTTGGGCGTAACAGAGCAATACAATCGGTTCGAGGGGCGTCCCAACCCTCAGTAAGAACTCCGACATTGCATAGCGCGTGGATTCTGCCGTCTTCAAAGTCTTGTAGTATTTGTTCACGTTCATCGGCTGGGGTTTCACCAGTGACACAAGCTGCAGCAATGCCTTGTGCTTTCAAGAAAGAAGTCATCTTCAAGGCATGCAATACTGATACACAGAAGAATACAGTTGCAGTTCTACCTTTGGTGTAAGCCGAATCAATCCAGTCGGATATGATTTCTATAATGGTTTCATCAACCATAGCCAACTCTTCTAGTTCTTTCTCTCTGAAGTCACCATTCTTAAACTTTAGCTTGACTTGACTAGCATCTATGATGGCATCTTCTTTGACAGCAAAAGCAGAAAGCCGAGCCAAGTAACCTTCTTTTATTAGTTCTGGAATAGAAACCGAATAAGCCAAGTCTTTAAAGAAATGGTCTTTACGATTGCCATAGATATAACCTTGCCCCATACGATAAGGTGTAGCAGTACAACCCATGACGCGCATAGTGCCACGATCTGATAGGGTGTTAATTATTTTCTTGTAGCGAGTAAAACCTTGGGGTGGTATGTTGTGTGCTTCATCAACAATCATGTAATCAAAAGATCCAACTGACTCTAATCTTTTAGGTGATGCCAATGTATCTCTACTGGCAACTAAGATCTGGGTATTTTCAAAACGTTTCATGCCAGCTGCCATAACACCGACAGGGGCATCGGGCCAAACAGTTTTTAGTTTAGCTTCAGCTTGGGCTACTAATTCTTTACGATGAGCCATAACCAAGAACCTGGCATCTGGTTTTTGTTCTAGTGTTTCTTTAATAAAATGCGAGAAGACAATGGTTTTACCCGCAGCAGTTGGCAAAGTAATTAAAGCATGGTCTTCGGCTGGACGTGTATCGAACCAGTTATGTAAAGAATCTACAGCTTCTTTTTGGTAGTATCTTAATTTCAATGGACTATATTATCTTTTTGTAAAGATTCTAAATATGAAAAATCATTTAGGAGATCTTCTATATTGATATTGTCTTGTTCTACTTTCTCAGAAATTAAATTAGCAATGGCACGAAACACCTGTTGAGGTGACTTGGAATAATAAAAAGCCAGATCAAGAGCAAAGCTAACAAGTGCTAAAACGGCTGACTCGGTATCTAAATCTTGTTCGACCCAGCCGTCTAAACACTTCTGCATATCCTCTGTAACTTTTTCTACACAGGTATCATCCAAGGATTTTAGATAAGAACCTTTGGATTTTTTTAGTTTCATAATCATAGTTTACATTCAATAACAAAGCTTTAGTAGCTTCTATCTTTTTGTTTAATCCAGAAGGTACATCTGAATAAGTATGATGAATCTCCCTTATCAAATCTGTTGTAGATTGCATCATATTTTTTAAATCGTTTTCTAGTTCACTTTTAAACATAGTATTTCTCCAAAATGCCAGTATGTTTTAATGCGTTATGAAAGGGAATAAAAACTTTAAAAACCCTCTGTGGCCCACACCAAAACTTCTGAGTGGATAAGGAGCATGAGCGTACTGGCAACTACTCATGTAATAAGCCACAGTTCCTTATGCTTCCCAATCAAAGTCATCATCTGCAGCAGGTGCTGGAGCTGATGCTTTAGGTGTTTGTACCTTACTGTCAGCAGGAAGGTATTTCAAAATCCTATTGGAATCTTCGTATTTTGTACCATCACCTTTATCGGTACCTGGCTCAACTTTAATGCTTGCGCTGAAAGCAACGTTCATCATAGAGTTTAAGTCCTCAATGCCAAAAGCATTTACATCTGGATCTAAACCCATAGACCTACGCCACTCTCTAAGTTTTCTAGTTGATACTTGCAGACCATTACCTTCGAGCATAAAGTGTTCCCACAATTTACGACCTGCGTAATTTGGACCGATCACATCGTACTCGACCTTGATCATTCTGTTACCACTAGCTTTGCTAGTTAATACCTGCCAAGTGTTACCTTGCAGTTCATAGACACCTGCTGGCATAGCACCAATAGGTGAATCATCGTTTTCGATATTAGTTAAATCTAAATTAAAATCTTGGCTCATAAAATTATTCTCCTTTTAGTCTTTGCAAAGATTGTTTAAATGCTGCAATAAATGCTGTCCAATCTAGATCTATTGGCGCATTGCCCAGATCTACTCTGGATTTAGCATCAAAGGCAGCAGTAAATTTATGGAACAACTTACGCTTGCCATAAGACACAGCACGAGTTGCTTCCTTAAAACCTTGCCCACTGGTACGAGTTGATACCTCGTAGTTCGCAAACAAGTTAAAGTCTACCCACTCACGTATCAAAGCTGATATTTTTTTGTGGGTATTGAGTTCCCAACGATCGTAAGGCTCACGCTCTGGATCGTTGAAAGTTCTGATGGCTACGTGAGAAAGTAAAATGATATTCATTTTCTTCTGTTGCAACGCATCAAACAGCCTTAACAGTCGACCAAATAGTTCGGCTGCTTCGGTGTAACCTTTGCCAAATCCGATCGCTTCAATGGATTTGACTGAATGATTTTGACAAACCTTTTCATGCACAAGCTTTTCACCCCAGTCGGTGGTATCAAACACGAGGGTTTTGTAATCGTGTTCTTCATCGTGCAATGTTTGTATTTGTTTAACGATGTCATCGTAACTTTTACAAAGCGGAAAGGAAGCAACGTCTAAAAAATTGGTGCCTTCCTCTGTCTTTATAAAAATTGGTTTTGGTGCTTTTGATGCAAAGGTAGTTTTACCTATGCCGTCTGTACCTGCTATGTTTATTTTTATTGCTGGCACTTTGATTCCTGTAGTAACTTCATTTAGTAAACTCATTTTTATTTTCCTCGTTAATTTTTTCGATACCCTTTTCCATAATAATTCTAATTGCATCAGATCTTGTCATCTTAAAAGTAACTCCAAACTTGTTGGTTACTTGAGACGCATCAACCAATTTATCAGCAAATTCCAAATGATCGTATGGAAAACGATACCCTATACTGTCAGATAGTTTTGTTTTACTTACTGGTATTTTCATTTTTAGGTAGATCAACAAACGATATGTATGGTCGCTCGTTAATTTTTGTTTGCAAACCTTTTTGTACCATGTTGTAAACTTCAGGATTTGTTTCTGACAAAGCAGCAGTTGCTTTAGCATCTTCAACGTACTGTGTTTTAAAAGGAAAAAGATTTGGTGGCACTTGAGATTTTATGGTGTCAACATAATCTTGATCCCAAGATCTTGTAACTCTATATTGCACACGTAAATCTAAAGGTATAAGTCCATTCAGTTTTACTCTCTTCGATCCACCAGATTCATGGAGATCTCCAACAGCATTTAAAACTTCTTGGCGTGAAGCGATTTCTTTATCCAAGGCTTCGCTTTGTTTTCGCAGATCGGCTTGGTCAGATAAATTTTTCTTTTTCATCTTGAGCAAGTCAACAAAATTTAAGTCATTCAAATTATTCATAATATTAAAAATGGTTGATGGGGATTAAAGCGAAAATGCAGTTTTGAACTGTGCCATAAACATACAATATCTATAGTTCTTGTATCTTCATTAGCGCAAGGAGACTTTTTTCCCCGCTCAACCAATATCTAAATTACCATTATAATATATTTTTTGTCAACAAAAATATTTACTTTTTGTAATATTAATTTAATATCACTCATTATGACTTTAAAAGATTACATTAAAAAAGTGGGAGAGAAGGAACTAGCAAAAGAGTTGGGAGTATCTGTCAACACTATTAAATCGTGGAGATATGGTTTAAGGCAACCATCAGTAAAACAAGCAAAAAATCTAATTGCAATGACAGGCAGAGCATTAGATTGGGAAAATATATTTGGCCCAGTAAAGGTTACAAAAGAACCTGTGATCTTAGAACATGCCAATTAAACCAGGAGATACAAGACAAAACCTAGTCAAAACCTATTGGGAAAATGGGTGTCATCTTATACCTTGTGGTTCAACGAAAGACTTTATTCCAGAGTATTTCAGAAAGAAGCACCCCTTTGAAGACGATTTTGGTTTAGCGCGTAAATGGGCTAAGACTCCTAGAGTTAAATGGTCTGAGTATATAACCAAACAACCAAGCAAAGAAGAAGTTGCTCAATGGTTTAAACAATTCCCTGGGTGCAATTGGGCGGTAGTTACAGGAGTTAACTTTGTAGTGCTTGATGCTGACACGCACGAAGCTTGTGTGTTTGTTGAAGAGTCTGGCATAACACAAACACCTATGAAGCAGAAAACACCGAGGGGTGGGTATCACTATTTCTATGCAGTATCAGATCACATTATAAGGAATACAACAGGTAGACTAGATGTAAGGGGCGAAGGTGGTTATGTCATGATGGAACCATCAGCAGATTACGAGTTAGAAATTGATGGAGATCTACAATCTTTTGCTGACTTACCCAAGCTAACGCTCAAAGACATCAATGCTATTTACGACTACAACAATCAAGGCCGAGCATCATCAGAAAACAAAAGCTTACTATCAACAGATGGAGTTGGGGAAGGGCAAAGGAACGATACCCTAGCACGATTGGTCGGACGATGGATAAAAGAAGGC